CTAGCATAACAAACGCCTCTCGAGTGATTTGTAACCACTCATGAGGAGAATGTTTATGTCGCTGCTAATATCTTTGAAATTTATCTTGAAGATGTTTGTCCACTTTCGAAAGCGGGTGGCGCAGCCTTTCCTTTCTTGGAAGGCTGAGCGCGTTCGGCTTGCGCGTCTTGATCAGGTTTCTTTGATCTGGAAGCAATTGCCGTACAGCTTTGAAGTAGATTGGTATGTCTCTTGTGCCGATCTCTTTAAAGATGAGGAACCTGGGGTTCATTCCCTCCGGTTTCAACCTTTCGATCCTGAAAGGACAACCTGATGAGTACGCCTGCGATTAATAACAATCAGGTGAGCCGAGTGCAAGGTACAGTCACTACCGTTGTTGACGGTTCTGTGACAAATACTACCTCGTATCCGAACTTACCTGTCGCACAGCGTATCGAAACTCGACCGGCTAGTGTTACAAACCGGAAGAGCGTATCAGGGTGGCGAACGCCTTCGGGCTGGAGTCACAACGTCCAGAATAGTTCCCTCTCCCTTCAATCGGCAAACTGGCGCAACTGGATTACCAAAACGGCGTATCGTCAATATATCGACGGCGCTGGCTGGAATACAGAAGTTGGGGATGTGGTATCCCCTGGTAGCAACGACGAGAGTCGCGCTATCATCAAAGCTTTGTCGAAGCTGAAGAACCAGAAAGTGAATCTGGCTCAGGCCTTCTTCGAGCGTGAACAACTTGTCAAGATGACGTATCACTACGCCAACTTGATTGTCAACACGATCGAAGCCTTCCGCCGAAAAAATCCCAAGTACCTCTGGGATTACATTCGGTCTTTCGAAGGAAGCCGCGCTCGGGGTGTTACTTTACCCCGTGAATGGCTGGCAGTTCAGTATGGGTGGAGACCATTGATGAAAGACATACAGGGCTCTGCCGATCAAATAGCAGAGTCGTCCGATAGCAAAGGTCCTTTTAGGATTGGAGTTACCGGTGTCGTTCGTAACAATGGTCGACGCAATTGGAAGAAGGCCACCAGTTTTACTGGTGATTTTGGCATTAACGTGACTGGGTCTTACTCGACCATCACGAAGGTGCGTTTAGACTATGTTTTAGTCTCTCCGATTGTTCACACGTTAAACCAGATTGGCATATTAAATCCTGCCAAGTTGGTATGGGAGCTTCTACCGTATTCCTTCGTAGCTGATTGGTTCACCGATATTGGTGGCTGGTTAGATGCGATGGACGCTGCACTGGGGTTTGATTTCCTCGGTGGCAGCAAGACGGTTTTTCAAACGCTCGACGAAACTGGTGCCTCGTGGTTCAACAAAACCGGCAACACGTATCCTTACGTGTATGAGCCCTTGGGCCCGCCCGGTTACCACAACACCATACGTAGAATGACGCGGACGACGTATTCGTCTTCACCTCTTCCGAGGTGGCCGGGGCTTAAAAACCCTATGTCGACCGGTCACGCAGCGAACCTTGCGGCTCTCTTCGCGACTGCCTTCCGTTAATTCCTATTTTAGGAAAGCATATGCCTGCTTTTGGCAATATCGTCATCAATGATGGCGCTTCCACCCCTGTGTCCCATACCTTCTCGCCGGTGAAAATCGACGGGGATGTTGCCACCTGGGCCGATCGTTCGTCCGGAGTGCCCACGAAATATTGGACGCTTTCGGCGAGTAATCGTGACCCGAGTGGTGGTAATGGGCAGGTGAATCGCGAGCAGTTCTCGATCGCGATTCCCGTGGTTGCTGACGGAACCGACCCGAGTGTCAAGGCTGGTACTATCTTGCGCGTTTGGCGCTTCGATGGCACTGTCTTGATCCCCGCGTCGTCGACGCTTCAGGAACGTAAAGACGGTTATGCGATTCTCAAGAATTACCTGGCATCCGCTGCGGTGCAGTCGATGCTTCAGGATCTTGAGCACGTGTACTAAGGCCTGCCTGGGGTTCAAACTCCATGCCCACCCTTCGTACTGTGAGGCCCAATAAAACGGTCCCACTTGTGTCGCACGACCACGTTCAGCAGGCGCAGACTGAAAAACTGCTCTCTGCTGGTTCCTTTTACCTACTGAGATCTATCTTATGGGTACGAAGCGTCCTTGCCCTTCTCGGGGCATGTACCGTCACAATCATGATTACGCAACCTCAGGTGCTATCAGGCTTTTTCAGGCCCTTGGCACCGATTTCGGCGAAACCGCCGCTGGTCTTCTCGAACGAGGAGACTTTGCAGCAGTTTTGCAGTTACAAGTCGATGCATTGACTTACGACTGCGCGGACCGATTCAGGGACGACTACTTTGTTGCTGAACACCTCTCGAAGTTTCCTAACTTCGATGTGGGCATTGACCGAGTGGCCGTTGCCATTGAAAAGTTCCGTAAAGCCGAAAAGGATTGTTCTGAGGCTAACCATCGCCTAAAGTCGCACTACGGCAAGGCATCAACAACCTTGTCGGTCGCGTCGCTTATTTACACGGCGCGACGAAAAATAGAGCGGCTCCTCGGTCCATTAGATTGGGACGAGGCAGAACAGTACTTCGGATTCGGTCCGGGCTCTACAACGAGTCTGAAACGCACCCGAGGCGACGCGTACTGGAAATTCGGGGCCTCTAAGCCTCATGTGACAAAGGAATGCGCGGTGCTCGGATTTGCGGCTATTCGTCGCATCCCGACCTGGTTCGCCAGGTTAGCCGGTTTCTCCGGAGAGCTAACAGAGTCAGTTTTGGAGTCACTGTCTGAAAGGGTTCGCCCCGAAGATATATTCCAGATTGTCCCTGGCAACCGCGTTATCACTGTACCTAAGAACGCTAAGACCGATCGTGTGATCGCCGTTGAACCCGATCTGAATATGTTTTGTCAGAAAGGGCTAGGCGGCGTTATCCGATCGCGATTGAAGCGAGCTGGCGTTGATCTTGACGACCAGAGCCTGAATCAAAGACTTGCCTGCGAAGGCTCCGTCAATGGTTCTCTCGCTACTCTCGATTTGTCTGCAGCTAGTGATTCAGTTGCTATGCAACTGGTTCGCGAACTGCTACCTCCTGATTGGGTTGAGGCTATTGAGACTTGCCGAAGCCCACAGGGCGTTCTGCCTAATGGTGAAGTTATATCTTACCAGAAGGTCTCGTCGATGGGGAACGGGTTTACGTTTGAGCTAGAAAGCTTGATTTTTTGGGCTCTAGTTCACAGCGTGCTCGATTATTCTGAGACGAGTGAACGTCGCGTAGCTGTCTACGGAGATGATTTAATATTCTCTGTAGAAATCTATGAGCCGGTTGTTGAACTCCTATCTTTTTGCGGTTTTACCGTGAACGAGAAAAAGAGCTTCGCCACTGGTAAATTCAGAGAGTCGTGCGGTTCGCACTTCTTCTCTGGGCGTGACGTCACACCTTTCTACGTTCGCGAGAGCGTAGATAATCCGGAGCGCCTGCTTTGGTATTCCAATAGTATCCGCCGTTGGGCCCGTAAGGGCATGACGTGGGGACTTGATGGACGACTGCAGGATAGTTATCTCTCAAGTGTCAAGCTTTTGCCGAAGTTTTGGCAAAAGCCTTTGATACCTGACGGGCTTGGTGATATCGCCTTGATTGGTGATTTTGACGAAGTTCGCCCTAAAAAAGCTCCTCGGGGCTTTTCGGGATGGCTCGGCCTTGGTGTTAGCCGAAAGGTTAACATGTTCCTTCCGGAAGACGTCCCAATCCTGATAAAAGGTCTAAACAACATCGCCAAAAGCGATGATGACCTTTTCTCCAGAATTTCTAAGGCTGTTTCTAGCTTTAGGAAGGACGGTATCAAGAAGGACGTGGGTGTTGTCGTCCCGTTAGGCGTTGTCAAGCCGACGCGGGATGTCAAGTGGCAGGTTGTAAAGCCTATCACTGAGCAGTGGG